TTACACTTCCTCTTTGTGGGTAATGTTGATAGGTTCTTCTGTTAAGTCCGCAGGTCCTTGATAGTCTGGGTCTACTGCCTGTCCTAATTCTTCATAAGACATTGCATTAACACTATCCCCGATTCCCTTTGTTGTTGGGTCCACCAACACCCCGACAGCCACTAAGATATTAAGGATGATACCTACAAGCTGTGATACTGCATCCTGTGCGATTGGTGCTGTGATACCTAAGATTCCTAAAATCTGATAGATAAATGCAATTAAGGCAGAAGCCAATGCTACTAATGTTGCTTTATTCTTGAAACGTAATTTAAGATTCATAATTTCTCCTTTCATTTTATGGAAATATATGTTAATATGTATTTGAAGATTTTTCATACTTAATCTTCAATTTTATACTTTCCCCCTACAGTTTGTAGGGGGTTTTTTTATACTTGATAAAACTTCTTTTGGTTAACTAAAGATTCCTTTAGTGAACCAATTTCCTTTCCAACTATAGCCGAATCCGCAGGCTTATCTGATTGTGTAAGTGTTTTGTCTGTCATACCTGCGACAGTAGTTGCAATATAAGGTGCTCCAATCTGCCCCATAATCGCAGACCACGGTACTTTTTGTACATCCTCTTTTCCAACCAGACAATACATATCTTCTGTCGGATTAGACAATAGCGGTAAATCATTTATCTTTGCCATTTGCATCCACCTCTTTTACTTCTACACCAGATTTCTCCAAAAACTCTTTCAGTGCTTTCTGGTGTCTTTTTAATACCATCATTGCTATATACAATTATGCAATCATCTTTTTCAAGATTGCGTATTTTTAAATCATTTATTGTAATTGTTTTCATCATATAAACCCTATTACCCTGTTACCCATGTAGCAAATACGTTAAGCCACGCACCTGTTTCAACAGTAATGCTTTTAGTTGTTCCATATCTTTCAACTTTACATATCCCTGTCGTTCTGACAGTAAGTAAAAACCTGTTAAGTCCACTTCCTTGACATAGAAAACGACTTTCCTGTGATGGTGCAAATTTTTTATCAAACGTTAAAATACTATCGTGTTTAGACCATGCCGTATTATTTTTTAACGTTCCCTGCAAAAATACAATATTTCCAATTTTCCGTACTCTTGCGTTTGAATTACTTGTGTATGGAACGATGCCATTTCCGTATTTACACTCAATCCATCCTGTGTCCTCTATAATGTCTTGCTTTTTGTCTATATTTTCGGACAAATTTTCTACATTTGTTGACAAATTCCCAACATTTGTTGTTATATCTTCAATTTGAAGTCTCTTTTTCAAATACTCTGAAAGATTTGAAACCTTTACTTTTTTTGCATCATTCCCACCGATGATTAAATATACATCATCCGTGGGAATTTCCTGTTCTGGCAAATCATTAATTAATATAAGAGGTACATTAACCGCCATAATATCACTCCTTAATCATTCAGTTTATTATCTTTGATAAAGTCTCTAATAGCTTTAATATGTTCCCTCAGTTCATCGTCAACAACGTAAAAATTGCCCTTATTATTTCGGCTGATTGGCTCTCCTGTGCTATCGTTAATCTCGTTGTATGTATAAGTCACTCTGTCTCCACCGTCAATGTTTAATACCATAAAACTGCTAAGTTGTTTCATTTAACATTTCCTCCTGTTCTTTAATTAAAGAATTGATTTCGTCAATATATTCTTTCTCATAATCTATCGCAACTTCTTTATTTTCATCTTGGTATTCTTCTAGCCTTTCAAATTCGTAATCTCTTTGAATTGCTTTAATTTCCCATGAGAATTTGAGATTTTCAGTACCTTTTACAGTAAAATAAGTAGGTGTTTTTTCTTCTACCCATAAATCGCCTTGTCCATCTTTCTGCAAGAATACTTGGTACTCAATACCAGTGTTTACCGTTTCTGCAAATATATCATCAATGCTTATATAACATTCTCCAGTTTCATCGGTTTGTGCCGTTCCAATATCTCCAAACATTGGAGTTGCTGTCTCATAGCAATACTGTGAACGAATATCGTAATTTTCAGTATCAACTATTCTCTTTTTCGTCCCTGTGCACATAAAATCTTTATGAACAGTCAAATTTCCACCAGAAATATCTACATTTCCATCAGAAATATTTACATTTCCATAAAATGATGAATCCAAGTCAGAAACAAAAAGTTCTTTTCTTTCTCCTATACTTACAGAAAAGCAACCTTTTTCTGTACTGTTTAATCCGTGAGATATTAATATGCTTTCATAATCTATAGTTGTCTCTGTTGATTCCTTGTCAAATGGCGTACCAACACTATTTTCTGAATTTTTAACTTTTATACGATCGTGTCTTACTATTGAAGCTTTTCCTGTCCCGTCCTTATTTTTAGAAACGTACATTCCATCATTGAATAATTCTGGCAGCAAGCATATATATGATTGTGGAGTTTTATCGTCTGATAGGAAATAATTCGACACCAAAATTCCTCCAGTGTCTACCGTCACAATTTCTTGATCCCACATATTGTAAACATGCAGCTCCCCGTTTCCATAAGTTTCGTTTTTACCTCCAAGGTTTAATACTCCACCTCTTGAATATGTAAAGTTGATATACAGTTTTCCGTCAGACCCACGATAAATACCTTGCCATGCTCCGTCATTGGTTAGAAGATTAAAGATTTCTTCATGTGTCAACGCATCAACATCTATTGCAACAGGAATTGTCTCAATGTCAAGAACCTCTGTAAATCCACCTGCCGCATACATCGTACATCTAAGTGCTGCTACATCACGAGGAATACCGATTGCTTTATTGCTTGCTGCTTGAATCGCTCCGCCATTCGTTGTTGCAAGAGCACCATATAGGCTGTGAGTGATTGATGTTTCATCTGCGGATGAAGTATAGACAGTTTTATATGTGTCTCCGTCAATCGTTTCCTCAATCTTAAATCGGCATTTATATGCTGTTCTTGCTGTTGCTGTACCATCACGATAATAACCAGACAGTGTAATATAGTTCGGCACCATTGAGCTGTCCGCTGATCGTTTGATGATTCCTGTGGATGGTTCCATAAAGTAGGTTCTTCCTGCACTTCCTTGATCGCCTTGTGGTCCTGTTGCACCTGTTTCTCCGGGGATACCACCCTTTAATTTAGCAATATCAAATCGTTTTGTGACAGAATATGTATTAAGGTAATTAGCTGTAATATCTACCCATCCAACATCTGTTGTTAATCCTATTACAGTATAAGTGTGTGTTGAACCATTCCAAGCACCTACGACACCGCTTGACTTCTGCACGTTATAAGTACAGTCGTTAGATATATCGGTATGACCGTATAAAACCTGTGCTGTCGTGTGGCACTCTGGAAACGTTGTGTACTCTCCCTTATAATCTGTCGTGATTGCTTGGTAATCGTTGTCCAGATTGATAAGCATAGCACGAGATTTTCTTGCTTCTGACAGTGCTTGTTTTGCTGTTTCATCGTCCGTATATTTATTAAGCTTCTGCCAGTCGGATTCTACGAAACTTGCACCCTCTCCCCTTGCCACAACGCAAGTAAGGATGTCTCCGTTCTGCCCTTGATTCCACATATCCCCAGTACCATAAGGCGGTGTAGGCTGTACTACAAATACACGGCATTTACTATCTGCCGTAGACTGTGCAAAAGATGCTGTCTGTAATGCTTTTGTAACGTCAGTATCTTGTACTAACTGCCATTTCCATGTGTCTCCGTCTTTGAAAAATCTGTAGGCATATCCCTTAGATTTCCAATAGAACAAGTCTCCCTCATGCTTCTTTTTATCATCTTCTGTTGTCCAGTCAGAGGCAGGGATATTGTTTAGCTTTGGTTCGTAGTCGTAGTAGAACGTCTCAATCTGTCCGTCTATCTGGTTCTGTAGATCAGCTACACTTTTTGTAACTGTTTCTGCAAAATCTGATACCTTACCATCGGCATAGTTTTTAGATTCTTTCACTGCATCACTGATTGCTTCTGGTGCTGATTTACCACCGATTGTGACGTTATCCCCAGAAATCTTTACAGTACCAGTCTCCATATCTGCATAAAAGATAATGTTTCCAGACTTATCTTTGACTGTTAATGCACCAGTAATGATATAATCTGCGTTGATTCCCTCTGCATAAAGCAACCTTGCTACCATTTCCCCAGTAATCGTAAATCCATAAGGATATGTTTTACCACCGTCAATAGAAAAACCAATAACCTCTGCTGTCAATTTGATAACATTCTTTGATTCTTTCATTGTCGGTTTATCATGCAGGTAATATATTGTTGAGCCATCCAATAGCACTTCCTGTGTTGAATACATTCCATTACTATTTTTTAATGCTTCTTGCATCTTACCTAAAGCATTTTGACGGTTGCTTTTTTCTCGTTCGGCAAATTCTTTGCTTTTAATGATTGCTTTCTGATCACTTGATGTGTAATTGCTTTGATTTCTCATTGGAGATTCTGCACTGTTTTGTAGTGTTGTATACCCAAAGAATACAAAGTTTACATCTGTTAATACTGAATAGAAACTTTTCCCTTTCCAGTCTGTAATCTTTATCTTGTCTCCAAACTCTGCAATTGGATAAGAAATATAATCCATCGTAAATCCACGAAACGTTACATCCTTGAATCTTTCATAAATCCAAGAAACTAATGTCTCTTCATGACCTGCAACTAACGGATTCTCTATTTCTAAAACGTAGCCATCTGAACCGTATTTGACTAATTCTTCCACATCTTCTTCATTTTCGTTACCATCTTCATTGGTTATTGTCTTAGTGACAGTCTTTGTCATTTGTACACCTGTTACCTGCACATCGTTTGTATCACTTGTTAAAGAATCATAAGCTTCGATATCGTGAATATTAGTACTGTAGTCAAAATCATATGTAATTATCTGTAGATGTCCTGTGCGGTCAATTCTTGCATTTCCACAGGCAATCATAGAGATAAATCCAATGATCTGTCTAAATGTGTATTCATCCGATGGCATAGACGGAATCTGAAAATCATTATGTAAAAAGTTACTGTCTCCAATTAAAATACCGCAAGTAGTACAAGCATCTATCAGCACATTCTTTGCTGTTGCAGGGAACGTCAATGATGTACTATATGCTTTATCAGACTTGTACATATCATCATATCCCACGATTGTTACTACATTGCCGTAGTTTTCTGGTTGTGTGACTGTAAATGTACCATATTCAATTTTTTCTGTTGTAGATGATAATTCAAACGTCAGATATAGTCTGATTTTTGCTCCAAAGAAATCATAATCAGATAAGTGATCATCGTCGTTCATGATTTCTAACTGTACGTTTCTGCTAAGGGCAACTCCTAAAGGAATGGAATTTTCCCCCGCAGAATCAACCAGACTATTGTTATCTATTGAAAAATCATCCTCTGTCAGTTCTAAAACTGTGCCATTTGCAAGTGTAACTTCTGCATACTCTTTAAAATCCTGTCGTTCTGACATTAAAGTTTTAAACTCATTACTTACATTTATCATATCGGGTTAACCCCCTGTGCATTAAACGAAAAACTAGATAATTTCTCTTTGTTTTTCTCCAATGTTTGTATTTTTATGTCCGATACCTGTCCTACATAAAACTTTGCAGTTCTCCATTCATTGTGGTACACGGAAAAATAATGCAAATCAAAAGGTTTTCCTTTTGCTACCATTTGCAGGATTTTTGAAGCTTCTGACATTGGAATATCCGTAGCTGTATATGGGAAACGCTCTACCGTAAACATCGGTGTAAATTTCCCTTTTCCAGACTGTGCCCTTGTTGAACCTTGCGTATACGTGGTTTCGAGTGCTACAGCTATGTCACAATCTGGTTGCCATATTTTCACACCGTTTATTTTTATATAATCTTGTGCCATATCTACTCCTTTCTACGCAAGGCTGAATGGGTTTCTACCGTTACTCATTTGTCTTAGTTTCGCTTCTTCGATAAATTCATCAAATAACGTTCTGCGATTGATTTGTGCGGTAAAGTGATAATCTCCACCATTGTTACCGTTATTGTCTGATTCTAAATCTTTCATAACTGCTAATAGCTGTTCAAGCAAGTTAATTACGTCATTATTATTGCTGTTTGTATCACTCTGTTTCTGTGCGATCACTGCGGATGCTTTCGCAGGTATAATCTTACCAGTTGCAATCTCTGGTGTTTTAAATGGTACACTTGCCAACTCTTTAGACTGATTCATAAAGGTTTTTATTGTATCTGGGAATGCTCTTTCCAGACCAACACTAATACCTGCTGGTAGCATTTTTCCAACCTTATCTCGCATTAATCTTGATGGAGAATGGATTCCAAAGAAACTCGTTACTGAATCAAACGCTTTTCTTGCAAGGCCTGTCATTTTATCAACCAAAATCCATGCAAAATCTCCAATACCTTTTGCTATACCTTTTACAATGTTCTTTCCAACACTTAACCAGTTCACTTTTGTAAACTTATCTTTCATTTTCACTACTGCATTTTTTGCTTTAGTAGCTAAACTACTAGGTAAGCCTTTAATTCCATTGACTGCATATGTAATAATTTTCCTTGCGGCTGTCTTTACTGTTGATAATTTACCAGTGATACCACTTCCAACATTTTTGACACCATTAGTACCTATTTCTTTTAATTTGCTAGGCAAATTTTTGATACCATTTACAAGGCTGCTATATACGTTTTTTATTGCATTGACTGCATTAGGTTTTGCACCCATGATACCGTTCTTAATACCCACAATAAGACTTTTACCAAGTGACAACCAATCATAGGCTGCAAACACACTAACGATTGCCATGATAATTTTTGGAATACTCGCAATAAGTGTAGGAATTGACTGAATCAATCCTTTAATCAATATCGCAATAAGTTTCACACCTGCGACTAAAATTTTAGGTGCATTATCATTGATTACACCTGCAATGTTAATCACGATTTCGGGAACATTTTTGATGATATCTGGCATGGCATTAGCTATACCTTTAGCAAGATTTAACATAAGATTGAGACCAGAATCTACTAATTTTCCCGCATTGCTTCTTAAGTTTGCAGTAAAATTGGTCAGTGCTGATAATCCTTTACTGATAAACTGCTGTGTACCATTTGTGATACCTTTTGCTAAATTATCCATAAATGACACACCAAGTTGTGTTAATGCCGTTATTGCTTTTCCTGCAACCGAAATTGCGTTGACAAATATTCCAACCCAGTCGATGGATGTTAATAACGATGATAATTTTGTTCCTAACTGTGACCAGTTCGTTGTTGTCAGTGCATTATCTAATGTTGTAAGGACTCCTAATGCTAAACCAGACAAACTTGTACCAATCGAATTAACATCTAACTGTGCTATCGCACCGTTTAATCCCTGCCCAATAGATTTACCAATTGTATCCCATTTAAGGGTATTTACTGCACCTGCGAGCATCTGAAACGGAATGTTGATACGGTTAGCAAACAACCGTCCTACATTAGACCAGTCAACCTCATTGAACATACCATTGATTCCAACACCAATTTTTGCCCCTAAGTTCTTCCAGTCAATTCCCTCGATCAGAAGATTAAGAGTGTTAACAATTGTATTAATACCTGCACCTACAGTACGTCCCATCAAATCCCAATCTATGTGATCTACAAGACTATTGAACGTCCGTGTAAATGCATTTACAAAATAAGTTATCTTTGGACCTACATTATTCCAGTTGATTGCATCATAAATCTTTTGTAGACCTTTGTTGATACCGCTAGCAATATAAGCTCCAAGTCCCTCCCAATCCTCTTTCTTTATGAGGTCCTTAATCTTCTTAGCAATATCTGCAATGGAAGATTCAATAGGAACTTTCTCAAACATATCTCCAATGGATGGACCAGTGTAACCACCGCCACCACCTCCACCGCCTGCGGATGGGGTAGAAGAACTAGGTGTGTCGTTATCTTTCTCTTTCTGGTACTGTCGGACTTCATCAAGTCCAGAAAGATAAGTCTGTATCTCTTTATTTGCTTTTTTCGTGGCTTTTGCGTTATTCTTTGTGGCTTTTGCCGCCTTATTAGCACCACTGGATGTTTTATTCAATGATGCCGCATAATCTTCTTGTACGGCTTTTGCTCTTGTAAAAGATTTCTGTCCTGTCAATGCCGCTATAAACATTCCTATATACGTGATCGCTTTCGATAACATATTCATGAATGCCGTTAATATAGGTGCAACTACGGACAGAATCGGTGCAAATGCTGTTGCCAAACTGTTTTGTAGCTGAGTTAATGCTGACATCATAGAAGATATCGAAGCATTAGTAGCTGACGAATACTGTGCAAGGTTATTGATGCCTGTCATGATTCCACTGTTAACTTTAGAAATCATTCCAAAAACGGTAGAATATAATATACTCATACCGACCATTCGACCAATAGAAAAGCTTGCATTATTAGCACTGTTTGTAGTGCTTGTGAAATTCTGTGCTAGTCCTGTCAGACGTTTTCCAAGACCAGATACAACTCCACCCATTCTACTAAAGATAGATGAAATACCGCCTGTTTTTGTCTTAGCACTGTCCGCAGACTGACTGACATTCTTAAATGATGAACCAAGCCTACTATTTGTGTTAACAAGTCCTTTTTCTTTTGCATCAGTCTTAGATATTTCCTTATTTAATGCATTTAAGGTTTTCTCACTTTCTTCTGATGCTGTCTTTGCGTAATTTCCTGTAATCGGTGCAGTACGTACTTTTTCTGTTTGTTGTGCGGTTGTTGTTCCACTGTCTAACTGCCTTTTCTTCGCTAGTAATTCGTCATATTGTCTGCCGAGTTTTTCCGCAGCACTCTCCAATGCTAAAAACGCAGGGGAAGAAGCTGCACTCTGATTTCTTGCAAAAATTTCTTGCTGTGCCGTTGCTACCTGCTCAAACTGTGTATCAAGGCGTTGCAAGGAATCTTCAAGAATCTGATATGCTGTTGTCTTGATATTTGAATTGCTGATTTCATCCTGCAATTGTGTTGTTTGTCCTAAATCGGTGTTTAAGGATTCAACACTCGTTTCTGTACCTGTGATTTCTGCATTTAATTTTTGTAATGCTTTTGCACTCTCTTCGCTTGCAAGACCTGTTCCACCAGTAAGCTTTGCACTTTTAGGTAAACCACTGTCTGCACTCGCTGTCGGTGCTTCTAACTGCTTTTTCTTTGCAAGAAGTTCTTCGTACTGCTGATCTAGTTTAGCCGCTGCACTTTCCATAGCTTGAAACGCAGGAGAAGATGTTGCACTCTGATTTCTGTTGAATACATCCATCTGTGCTTTTTCCAACTCTGCAAGTTCCTGTCCTGTGGTTTTTATTGCTTTATCTAACGTATCAAGTGCAGTCGTCTTAATGTCTATGTTATCAAGTTTCTTTTCTGCCTGTGCGGTCTTTTCCAGTTCCTCAGCCACGGTCTTTGCTTTTTCTTCGACAACATCCATACCTTTTGTATCTGGTGCTTTTATACCGCCACTCATGGCTTTTTCCATTGATTTCCCAATGGTTTTCACTTGATTAGATAAACGTTTTAAAAGGGATGCGATTTCTTTCACACTTGCTTTTGCTTCGGTTGTATCAATTTCTGTTTTGATATAAATACTTCCATCCGCTTTTTGTGTAGCCATTCAATCACGCCCCTTTCCCATTCAGTAAATCGTTCAAACGTTTCTGTTCTTCTAATTCCTCTTCGGAATATTTAACATCTAGGTCAATAAGCGTTTTATTTTCTTTGTAGAACTCTCTTTCCCAATCTTCCAGTTTCTTTCCTTTGGCTTTCTTCATGCGAACACTAAGAATCTGCGAAAACAAAGACTCCCCAATTTCCATGTAAGCTCCTAAAAAAGTCCACCAATGTAAATACTGCATAGCTCGTATTTCTTTTCCAAGTACACGGTTAACAGATGGGATGATAACTGGTGCATCATCTTCCCAATCCATCACATGAGGTTGTTTCTTCCCATCATCTTTGATACCCATGTCAATAAATTCGATGGCTTTTTCAATAGCTTCTTCATAGTCTTGTGGTGGCATATTTCCAAAATCAACGTATAAAATGGTAAGGCAAACAATCCACTTTTCATCGTTCTCAAAGTCTGGGTCATTAAATGTTTTTAAAATATCCAGAACTGCACGAAAATCTGTGCGTATTTCATAATCTATGCCACCAACTACTATGGATGTAGGAAGTTCCCAAACTTCCATTATTTGTGATATTTAGACGTTGCCCTTTTAATTTTCGCCTGTTTCTTTTTGATTCTCTGGTCTGTTACCTGCTCAATAACGTCCGCAATCTCAACGATGATATTCTCAATAAAGAAATCTCCACTTTCTGTTAATGTCAGCGGATTGCAGATAGCAAAAACAGATTTAGAAGCTTTAGAGTTGAGTAAGTAATCAATCTGTTCTTCTAATCTGTCGGACATTTCCAGAATATCTTTTTCTGTTGCATCTTCTGGTACTTCCATCTTTTCAAGATTTGCAACTACCTCTTCGTATCTTCTAATGATATTTAAATCAACAGGATTAAAAGAAAATCTTCCAATCTCTGCATCATCTTCATTGGTCAGTACCACATTTAAGGCACCAGTTTTGACTTTTCTTCTTAATTCTTCCATTGCTTAACCCCTATTTCCCTGTGCTTGATGCATTTACTGAACTTGTAGCTGCTGTAAATTTACCTGTTTCAACGTTGTAAGTACCTTTTTTACGTTCTCCAACATAATTGACGGTAAATGGAATCTGATAGCCAGATGTGTCCCCACCGTATGATGTAGGTGTTACATAACATTCCTGCTGATATGCTTCATAAGCTCCACTTGTAGCTTCTTTCCACATATGCACTTCTACGGCATTTGTCTTTAAATTGTCGTCTGTGTAACGATTGTCAACAATTTCCTGTAATTTCTGTGATAATACAGAGTCAGCTTCTGCATAATAAGGGTCAGCTTCAGAAGATACTTCATATCCATTATGCTTAAATGTTGATTCTCCGATGATGTTTTTAGATGTTTCTGTGTCTGGATTCAGTTCGACATTGTATTCTTCTAAGTCTTTTCCTAGACGTTCATAACCAGATGTTCCGCCACAAAGTGAACCAGAATCTAAGAAATGAGCCATATATTTACGTGCAATTTTGCCTGTTGTAACTGCCATTTTGATTCTCCTTTATCTTTTCAAGGTTAGTGATCTGCTCCATAATGCAGACCAGTTAATATGTTATCTATCAAAGTCATTTTGGTATCGGGCAGAAATGTTGATTGCCCAATTCTCAGACTTGTTTTCGTTTGTGCTGTCCAAATATGCAGGTGTCTGTCTGTCAATCGTTAAAAACTTTCGATTGCCTGTCAGAATCGGATATTCTTCTAGCTTATATGTATTGTTTTCAATCGTGATTGTTTGTTTTTCTAACCATTTGCCAAGGTTGTCCAACCACTCTTTAATATCTGCTTTTCTCTTTGGTTTTGTACCACTTGCACGATATATCACGCAAAACGGATACAGACATACCTGTGTAACGTGTCCTGTGATACTCTCTTTTTCTGATTCAATCACTGCACCGCTTACTGGGAACATTGCTTTTCCACTTGCATCATCTAATGTAGAAAATGCAATTTCTTCTCCCTCTCTTAAATCTGGGAACTGATTTACAAGTTCTTGTAGTGCTGTCGTGACTACGTCAAAGCCGTCAATGTCATACTTGACTAGTTTCTTTTCTTCTGCCATTAGCTTCCTCCTGCCTGCTTCTTAACATGAGTAACCCATGCTTTACCATGATTCTTCTTTGCTGTTTCAAACCATTTTGGAGTTGCTTTTGGATTGGAATATGACAGGTCTTCTTTTGCATTGGTATGTCCTGCAAATTCAGAAACAAGAACCTTTCTTGCCCCTTTTCTTGCCCATGGAGAACCTGTTAGTTCATCAACCATGCCTTTTCCATAGTACAAGAAACGTCCCATCGGTCCAGTACCTGCACATACCATTCCTGTACCTGCAAGTGAAGCACTTTTTGCCCTTGTCACATTTATAAACGTGCCTGTTTCGTGTGGCATATAAGGAACCATATCGGTCATAACTTGACTATCTAGCCAAAATTGAGCACTTTGTATTTGTTCATCGAATCTCGCCAGACTGATATTAGCTCTCATGTTCTGTGTATTCACATTAACATTTCCTAATTTCTTCTTAGCCATATATAACCACCTACTTAGCCATTACTTCAAAATGCGGGATTATGTCGTAAAAGGCACTTCCAGTTATTACAAAGACATAATCATACTTAAGTTTCATCTCTTCGTAGAATCCGTCAATATAATCATCCTCTGCAATCGGTTCTTCATTCTCCCATTCGCCAACGATAAAGAAATCAAAACTATTCGCCTTAGAACTAAACGTAAGTGTCTGTGACAGCTTATCATTCGTCTGTTTAAGCCATTCTTTAGGCGGTAACCATAATTTACTCCCTACCATCTTTTGACCACTTTTTAGGCTATACTGCACGTTTAATACAGCATTGTCCTGTGATTCAGAACCGTACTTTGCAACGATGCTTGCTTTATCCATGTTTAGGTTCGTATTATGCAAAACAGAGGGATACCATGTATCTCCTAATTTACTTTCATACCTATTAAAAAGTGTGATTGTATCGTTATACATCGTATCCCCCTGTCTATAATGCCCCTGCTTTTTTAAAAGCTTTGAAAATCTTTTTAGACTGTAAAGCAAACCAGTCAATCATTTCTTCATTTTTTGCCCAACAATCTACGTTGCAAGACTGCCCATCTAAACCACTTTCATATAAGAAAGCGTGCATAATCTCATGCCTAAGCACACTTTTTTGAACCGATTCAATGTTATTCACAGAATCAACACTTTTTTCAAAAATTGCAACGACTATTGTTTTATTTGAATAATCGCAATAACCAGACAATTCTTGTAGTTTTTCATCTTCGTTCTCGTGTCTGAATCTGATTTTATATGTAGTTCCTAAAACATTTACTTTACAATCTTTCATAAATACTCCGTTGGGTACATTCCCATATACAGTAGACTTACTCCGTTGGCATCTGCGACACCCGATAAGTAGTCTCTTATTGTGTCAGAGTATAGCTGCTTTTGTGCTTCTTTGTCTGCCAAACACTTATCTATCAATGTAGCCGTGCCTGTATTACTGGAAGTCACATAGCTTATACTCTCGTTTCCTGCACTCTTAGATGCTACCTGCTTGCTCATTACGGTCCCATCTTCTAACGTGATGTAGCCTTGTGATGCTTCGACTCTTGCTTCTGCCTGCTCAATCTTGTATGTGATTGACAGAAGTTCGCAGATACATCTTTTTACTGCTTCTGCATCGTCCTTATCGGTCGGAAAAGCAATCTTAAGTTTCTTTACGTTATCCACACCTGTTGTGGCATTATCTATCTTCTTGCAAGAATCCCAGACCAGACGATTAAAGTCTGCTTCTGGGATTGCTTTCTCTCCAAAAAGGGTTTTGTAATATTCATAGTCAATGTACGCCATGAAATCACTCCTTTTTTATCCGTTGGATTTAATCATACCCATACGGATGTTCTTTTCATTAAATGCTAAAGACCAATTAGTTTTAGTTCCTAGCTCCGCAACTGTTGGAGATTCTTTAGCAATCTTATCAGCCTTGATACTAAATCCGTTAGGATGTAAAACATAACCCTGTTTTGTATACAGCTTCTGAATACCTGCTTTTTTCTCTGGGTCATAATCTGTATAATAAGGGTTTTCGTAATTTGTCTTATCGCAAGTTAAAATCGAACCAGAACCAATCATAAATGTTTTGTAAACAGGCAGGGCAGGCTTGGTTGTATCAACCGTAAATCTGTCAGTTACAATTGGAATAAATCCACCGATTTTAGGTAATGTCACTTCTTTCTCTACAGCATTAGCAATAGTGTATTTGTTGTAGTCAACAAGTCCCATTGCTTTATATTTTGCATAGATATATGAATGCATTACAAGTAATCCTAATTTGTCGTCAGAATCCCCTAATGCTTTCTGCTGTGCAAAAATCAATGTTGTATCATCAATTTTATTTGCATCAGTTGCACTGTCTCCGGATGCTGATAAATCTGTGATATGGTTTTCCATGCCGGATAAACTTAATACACCTTCTACTGTAGACATTAAATCTCTTGTCCTAGTCTGCTTGTAGAACCCTGCCACGCTATTTGCGACATGTGTCATAGGGTCAGCACCAGTTAATTCTTTTGTAAAATCCTGTGACTGCCATGCTTTCATTCTCTGAATTAGCATACAAGTCTGTTTACTTCCAGTAATTTCTGTTGGTGTATTATCTGTTAAACCATCATTGTTAAGTGCCTGTGAATCCTGCTCATCAATCGGTTTGTAAAAAGGAAGTGTTGCAACATTACCTTTTTCTCCAATTAAATCCATGATTGTGTTGTCCTGCACTAACACACCAGATGCAAGGATTCTATCATTCCATGTTGGGTTTTCTGTCATATAACGAGAAAATTCTTCTGGGTCAAAATAAAAACCGCCAAATAATCCTGTCATTGCCATAATAAAAAAAGTCCTTTCTACCCTAAATAAGAATAGATAAGGACTTATCTTTGCCCCATCTACCTACAACTATTAAGGGATTTTTAGGTTAGCGGCTCACTTCCATACTGTGAGTCGGTATTATCTATCTGTCATTTAATAAGGTTGCATAGTAGTCTGGGTCCTCTGCCTTAAGCTTCATTCTGTCGTCTAAAGACATTTCCCTTAACTTCTGTGTTCCCTTTTTCTGCTCTCCGCTGTTGAACTTAGTTGTAAAGCTTGGGATTTTAACATCTGGTGCTTTCTTTTCGTCAACCAAGATGTTCTCAATTGGTTTCCCATCTTTAGTAGTAAGTTCTTTAAATACATCTTCTGCATTTTTCCCATTCTCTTCTTCTAACTTCTGAATCATCTGGGAACGGATAGAGTCTTCTGTGATTGCATTTACAAATTTTTTATCAGATAAGAAATCTTTTACCTTGTCTCTTAACTCTGTCTGCTTAGCTTCTTTTGCTCTTGCTTCTTTTTCGTCTGCAAGCTCCTGTGTTAATGTTGTAATCTTAGCCTTAAGGCCGTCAACATCTTCTTTCTCTAATTCGGCTAATCTGGTCTGTACATCGTCTAAAGATATTTTGTAGTCATCTTTTTTCTTTACCTGTTTATCGTAGTCAGCTACAGTCTTGTAATTTTCAGACATCTTCTTTTTCAGATCGGACTTTTTGTCCTCTGGTACTTCGATTCCTAATTCTGCTAAAATCTGTTCGTAATTCTGCATTGTATATCCTCCTATACGATATTTGTATACCGCTCGTCTGCGGTAATGGATTAAGACTTATATACCTAAGCCAAGGTAAAAGAGAAGAGTGGACTTGAACCACTCTTGAGCCTCTAACTCTCTCTTAAAACTTGTGGAAGGAGGTTAGTTGATTGAATCACATGAGCATCAAACAATCTACTCTTTTATTGTAAGATATGGAGACTCTTTTTTTCTACTCATTTTTCTAATTTTTTTCACGAAAAAAGCACCATGCGACAACATGATGCTTCAACGTTTTTTGGAGGAATATAAAAAAATTACAGCTCTACCAATAAAGGGTCAGAAAATAAATGCTATTGATCGCCACTTTTGTGGCTAATGGAAACAACAGGACTCGAACCTGTGACTGTCCACTTATGAGGTGGATGCTCTAACCAACTGAACTATGTTTCCACGGACCTCGTGAGAAGTCCTGCCGTATTATACTTTATAAAATCAATAAGAAAAAGGGTTGTAACATGAAAAATCTTCGAAACAAATCACATACTAGCAAGTAAAAAATGATTTATTCAACAACAACTATTATTTGTTACAAGTATTATTGTAAATTCTATACTATGGATTCTTCAATACACTTTTCATAAGTTTTTTCAAAAATTTCTTTCTTACATGGATAGATTTCTCCATTTACGCCAGTGATAAGCATATCATCTTTTGTCATGAGAAAATCTCCATCTAGTGTTGGGATAGTGTAAGAATTGCTGTCATATTGTCTAATGACGTAACCATTGTACATAAGCTTAACAGGCATACAGTCAACTACAGTATCAGCGTTCTCTGCTCCGATTCTCATAAGCTCATCAAACGTGATTGCTTCTATCTCAACAGGCTTCTTTACATATTTAGCCATGTTTTCACACTCCTTATTCAACAAACATCCAATCTTCTGCTAACATATCCGCTTGACTTGCTAACCATCCCATCTGAACACCAGAAGTTCCAACGAATGCGATTGCTTTATTACCGATTGATTCATGATCGCAGTTTACAACCTCTCCATCTGCTGCCTTATATGAAATTCCTGTTGCTAACTGGATATACTGATTCTTTCCGTTCCATCCTTTTCTTTTGACTTTAAGTCCACGTTTCATGTACTTAATCGCATCTCCAAATCCAAACGTTGCTTCTCCACCTAAAACTGGGCAATTTGTTTCATCTGCGATTAGCCATTCATTAGACAAAATGTTAGAAAGTGTATATTCAACCCTCTGTGTCTCTCTAATATCAAGTAAATCTCCATGCCCTTTATCAGAATCTTTTGGTCTGCACTGCATCATAATAGTTTCTTTTTCTGTATCCCAATACCAGTACCCACCCCACGATGGAAGTTTTACTTTACGCCCTGCTTTCATTCTTTTAAATGCTTCTGCAAACGACATGCCGACATCTTCCACTGCAAGTTGCACTCTATAGCCGTCCTTGTGTACGATTCCATCTTTTCCATCTGTAATTGATGCAATCAGTTCTCCATCTTTTGTGATATTTAACTCTTTAAAATTTATACCGTCAATTATCATTCTTATTCTCCTTTACATCTCAAACTTGACATTTTCCCACTTCTTGTAAGCGTCCATGTACAGCTCGCTTTCATCTCCGTTGAATGTCATTTCATAATACATGCCATCAGATAATGTCGTGCTTAACAGTGCTTTGTGGTTCTGTAATGTTTTGGAATACCAAACAACATACACGTCATTCATTGTAATATGATTGTTGTCTGTCTTGTCCATATGTCCGTTCACATAATCAACAATCTTTGCTTTGCATACCGCTAAATATTCTCTACTTCCCATTTTTATTCTCCTTTATTTCTCGTGTGTTGTCAGTGCGTTTATTAACTCGTCTCGGGTTTTTTTTAGGCCCTCGATGTTGTTCCCTGTGATTTTGTTCTCAATCAAATTAAACATACTTTTCATGACTAAATTAACATCGTCCTGTTGGCTGTTAATTGTGTTGTAGTCACTGTTAAGCTTCCGTTTAATATCTTTGATGTCTGTCTCTATTGACGTTATACGTTGCTCTAAATCGTCCGTAGGCTTCTTGTAATGCTTATAGGCTTTATACAATACACCTACAGCTCCACCAATGGTTATAATCCACCCACACGCAACCATGAATTGATTAATAGTTTCCAAATTATTTACCTCGTGCGTTATTATACCTAGTCGCTGCACCTCTAGCAGATGATGATTGACTCCTATCCCATCCTGCGGTGTTGAGTCTTTCGTTTTGTGTCTTAAGATTGTTCTGCTTGCAGTAATCTTTATAAGCTTGATTCTGCTTCTGCAATAGTGCAGCTTTTTTCTGATATTCCATATCAAGCTCATGCTTTAAGGCTTCGTCCTTTGCATTATCCACAGCCGTTTTCATGCCGATTAACTGCCGTTTCGTCTTTCTGATACGTCTTTCAAGCTCTCTCTGGCGTTTTCTCTTCTCGTATTCCTTGCGGTTCTCTTCGCTGTCATAGTCCTCGAACGGATTGTTTATTCCATCCCCCGGACCGTGACTATGTCGGCAGTTTGCCCCATGGATTCCCTGCACGTTTCCCATACCGCAGACCGAAAAAGGCGGAAATCTTGGGTCATTACCGCTTTTGCTGTAAAACTTGCCTTGCCACCAGAAATGATTGGTTAAATTGTCCCCACCGTTTCCGATTCTGGCTCCAAGATGTGCTGATGTTAGGATAATATCCCAATCCATCTCATCCATACGTGCGTCTGTAATATCTGCTGCCATCTGACTTACACCAGTACGGACCGCTCTCGCTGTAGCTGTCTCTATGCTGTCTCTACGTCCACTTGGATAGGTTACGTCTGCACCCTTGTCTATAATGTCGTTAACCGCTTCTTTGACCGCTTCTGTGTAGCTTGTTGTACCGCTTGCAGTTTGGTTATATGCCTTATCCACTGCATCTATGTAGTTATCGTGGCAGGCGTTCGGCATCGTGCCGGTGTAGTTATGCATCTCTCCCTTGGTCTTTTCATAATTCCTCTGCAACAATCGTTGTAGATAAGGACTTTCCCCGAGTGGTTTTGGTTCAAGACCTGCCTTTTTATACACCGCATCATCCCATTCTATAGCCTTTATACCTGCTTCTTTCATGGTTTGAGCGATTGTATCAATGCTTATCTTTGTTGTTTGTGCAATCTCTTTCTGTACCGCTTGCAAGATATACCCTGCATCCTGCAATACATCCATTTGCCACTTGTCAATAGGTGTAAAAAGGTAATCTTCGCCACGTCCTAGCCTTATCATCATTCGCTCTATAATGACAGATACTATCTTGTTATGTAGTTCTTCTGCTTGCTTCTCTGCCTTTTCTGGCACATACCAAAGATAGGTAGGTGTTAACATAATCCCACCTGCCTATTCTTCTTGGTCTTTTACCATTAGTGCCGCATCTAGCATCTTTCCAACTACTGCCGCATCCGCAGGCTTGCCCTCTTGCGTTAATGTTTTGTCTGTTTCTGTACTGCCTGTAACTCCTTTTTTGCAGATGTTGTACAACAGCTTTTCTTGTTTTGTAAATGGTTCGGGCAGTTTTACATCTTCGCCATTAAGGTATTCAAGGTATTTTTCAATCCTGTACTTTCCCATGCTTTCACTCCTCTCCATCTGCACCGAATAAGTCTGGCTCTTTCGGTTGTGCCATTGTTTCAAGTTCTTTCGCTTCTTCCTCGCTGAATCCCTCAAATTTTGTTAAATAGTACCAGAAAGGAATCTTGCCGCTTACAACATAGCTATACCAACGAGAACGGTCCTCGTCCTCATTGTATGTTATGTCTCCAAAGTCATAGTAAGTCTCATACGGTCCACTTGGTGCTAATTGGTACAGATCAGCAAATATATTAAGTGCTGCAATCAAATCATCCATGCAGAACTGTAGTTTATCCCTAACGTCCTTGATAAACTGTATCGTTCTCTGCTGCTCTGCTTCTACGCCTGTAGCTGTCTGAATCCCTGTCGTTTCGTTAAATACAAAGTATCCATTGGAGAATCCGCATTTATACCCAATCTGTGACAGTAGGGCATTGATTCCTGTCAATCGTGTATCTGTATTCAGTGATGGATTTACCTCTTGATAGAATCCCTCTAACCCAGTACCATTTACATTCTTAACATACTCTGGCAGTTTTAGACGTTCTTTGTTTCTTTCAATACCTTCCTGCATATTCTTGACGGTTGTACCGCTTTCCATTAATCTATCACTGTCAATCAATACCATTCTTCGGCTGTCGAATATCTCTGTTGCGTTCCTGCTATATGCAGTGTCTAAATCTTTTAGTTCTTCTATTGCTTCGTAAAAGATAGGCAATCCTAAACTACAATGCAAGTCTACATTGTTCGCCTGCGGTGTCCTAAGAACTGCATACAGGCGTTGTCCGTTCAGATTTGCAAGTCCTACATCTTCCAGTTCGCCACGCCAAGGTGTCTCGTCTATGTCAATCGGCTTTCCTGTATCGTTGGCATCTTTAGATGCATAACAACGGTTAGTTATCTGATACACGTCTTCAATGTATCTGTGATACTCTAGCTTTGTATAATACGTCTTGCCATCACTGGAGATTTCTCTATGCACAAATACAATCCCTTGAATTTCTCCATTGCTTTCGTCTGTTACAATAAAGTTCTCTGGCGTGATCAAGTCCACACTTGAGCCGTTAGGCTTTAATACTACTGTACCGTATGCACAGCCGTATTCTACATGGTGCCGTACCTGTTCTAGTTCCTTGTCTATCTGCTCCTGCAACCAATTAGCTCTTGCACTGCCATCTATCTCTATGCCTATTGCAAGTGTAGCAAGGCGTGCTGTCTCCGAACACACCGCTTTTGCAAAGTTGATAGTCTTTATATGTTCGTCCTTGTCTAACCAGTACGGACTGCCCTTATAGATGTACGCACATTTTTCAATGGCTCTCTGCATCTCTGGACTGGTAACAGTATCAATCTTAAATTCGTCTCTTGCCTTTTGTCTAAAAAGGTTACTTAATATCTCTTTCATTCTGCTAAATATACCCATTTATGCGTTCTCCCCTCTCCTCATAATCACTCTGTTGTATGCGTATCTCAACGAATCAATAGCATGATTGTCTCTGTCGGGGTATCCGCTTATTATATTACCGTCTTTGTCTCTATCATACTCATACGTTGTAATTTCTTTGTATGCGTATGGTGTTCTCCGTGGGTCAATTACAATCTTCCTACGTTGTAGCCACTTCATGCCATATTCGACCGACCCTGGTCCTTTAATTGCTGGCTGTGCCACAAGACCTAAGTCTCTGTAGTCCTCTACTGATTTAGGCTCTGCACTATCACAAATGATTGCATAATCGTTATAGCCTTTTTTCTTTACCCAGTCGGCTGTCTGCTCATTCGATCGCTTATTTACGTAATGCTCATCTATTAAATAGATCGTTTCCCTTGCCGTATCGTAGTATGTCCTCGTAAATGCGTACTTATCTGGATACCATCCCCAGTCGACACCTTGGTAGATGCGGTCCATCTGTGCTATTTCTTCGTCTGTAATCTCTCTTACTTCTACATACTCAAATACTGCCCCACCGTTACCGTTAGCAATACCCAAATATTCATGTTCATAAGCTTCTGGTCTGATTGCTTTTAAATGCTCTGCTTCATCAATAAATGGCTGTCCTAACCATTCTTTCGGTACATCCAGATATGTACTTCGTACGATCATACGATTATCTTTCGGTACTTCCAAGTATTGATTTGCCCAATTGTTAGCACTCTTTGGTGGGTTAAAGCTCTTAAATATCCATGCACTATCTCCACCACGAATAGCGGACTGCTCAATATTTCTGATCTCTTCTGGTCCTGCGAACTGGTCTAATTCTTCAAACCAGACAATTCCTATATATCCAAACTCTGGTGCTATAGACTTAATCTTATCTTTATCATCAGCACCACGAAAGAATATCTTTTGCCCTGTGTCTCTCATTGTAATTTCATAAGGCGAGCTTGTATATTTATAATCTTTTTCCGAGAACTCCTGCTTTGTTATTGCCCATTTGGTTTTAGCAAATACAGAATCTTTTACAGTGTTATATACTTTTCTTACAACAAGACAATGTATGTCATGATTGTTTCTCATTAACTCTGTAATGATGTTTGGGATTGTTGAGGATTTACCAGAACCACGTCCCCCCGGTAATACATATTCTGTATGTCCATGATTCCTAACATCCCTTATCATCGGGTGGAACACATCGGGGATTATATCAAGGTCCATGTGGTACGTCTTATTCCTTAGTGCTTCTTCTCTTGCTTTCTTTTCTTCCTCTTCCTTTGCCTGCACTGTCAAAGCCTTTTCTAAGTCGTTCATGGCTTTTAACTGGTCTGGAAAATCTGGCGTAAATCCAAAAGAATCTTGCAACGCACCAGTGGCGATCATTGACCGTCTCCGCTGTATGTCTGCAAGACTCATAATATCATAGCCATTTTCTTTGTCTGTTTTGGCTTGTAGTTCGGCTATATATTCTTTTACTCCATGCTTTTCCAAGATGTTCTTTCTTGCGTTCTTCGCTGTTGCAGGGGAGTATCCCGCTTCGATAGCGGCTTGATAATCATTCCCACCGTTTTTAATCCAAGCATGGGCAAATGTTCTTTGCTTCTGTGTAAGTTGTTCATTACGCATCTATTTGCCCATTCCTTTCTCTTATACTTGCCCATATGTCAGACAAACATTTAATTATGTCCACCTGTGAAGCGGTTCTTAGTATCTCATACCGTGTATCTCTCCAACCTTTTCTTGTATTCTCATATGCTTTTATAGACAGGATGTACATTGTTATCATTCGTTTCTGATCCTCTGAATAGAATTGTGTTGTGTCTAAGCTTATTACAAATCCGTTTAATACTATTGCTCTTTGTAGTTTTCGCATAATTCTATTTAGATTCATCTTCTCACATCCTTTCTTGGTTTATATATATTTAAACAGACCGTTAGGCAAGCGTCACATCTCTTTTAACCTATAGGGTGCGTGGTTGCAACGAAATTTACCACCTCTAACGATCTGTTATTTATTTCTTATATTCTTTTGTGCTTGGATTCCTGCTTTTATATTTGTCGCAGGTGCATAGATATGCGTTGTATATCCTGTCATACTTGCCTACGTTACACATATAGTAGTTCTTTGTATCACTTCCTAGTAGATACATACATTCAGCACAGCATATACTTCTATCTTCCATCCTGCACCTCTTTCTTGTACTTACTGCATACACACATATGACTACACTTTATATTTACAAGTACCACTTCCGTCTTATCCTCTGGGATAGCTCTTCTCTTTGTCTCTGTCACGATCTCGCAGTACACGCAATCGTTACAGCAATTCTTTAGTTTGTTATTAATCAAAAAAGACACCTCCCGACTATGGTTATTATCTAAGATAATTATACCATGGTGGAAAGTGTCTTTGTTAACACTCTTTTTATTCTTCTACAATATTTAGATTTACTCTGTGCCCCTTTGCATCACGATCTAGTGCATAAAAGCAGGGATTCTTTTTTCCTTGTAAGACATCGTTTACTCCGTAGCAATGTCCCCATGCTGTCTCTACCATTAAATCTCCAAAACTGTTTTCATAAAACTTAAAACTATCGTTTTCTGGCAATTCGACAATAAGTTCATCGTTTACTTCTGTCATTGGCACACCGTACGAGTACACAGCTCTTTTCTCTCTTCCAAGTACTCCATAATTTGCATAAATCTTAAATTGATTTTTCATTTTTCAACACTCCTTTACATACTCTTTATGCTACATAAGCAACAAAGTATGTTATACCTTCATATTCTACAACTCCCCAGTCAAAAGCGGGTTTGTTGCTTTCAATCATTTTTTTATATTCTTCCCTGTCTTCTTCCTCAACATCCCATTCATTCATATACTGATCAAAGAATTTTTCAAATTCTTCTTTCTCGTACACTACTGATCCATTGCATAAATAGTCAACAGCTTCTTTCTTTGTATGATTGTCTTCCATAATGATTTCAAGTTTCTTTTCTGTCTCGTCTCCCAAGTCTAAACCTGCGTATTTTAAATTTAATTCCTGTGCTTTTGTTAAATAAATATTTTTCATGACTTCAATCTCCTTTTCTTTGCTTATCTTCTTTAACTGTCTTTATCTTACCATATCTTTATCCCTTTGTAAAGTGATATTTATAATTCTTTTAATTTTTTTTCGTCCTCTTCATCTCTTACATATTCCAATATCTGACCCGGTTGCATTTCTAAGATGTTACATACAGCATTTAAAGCCTTTAGCGTTATAGCTGTATCCTCGTTCTTTATCTTGTTTAATGTGTTTTGGCTAAGTAAATTGGTAGTTTTAGCTTTATATGTAGTAAATCCTTTTCTTTTCAGTGCATCATATACATCAATTTTGTATTTTAACATTTTTCATTACCTCCTATTTACTACATTATATATTATGTACCATTTTCACGTCAAGAGAAACATTATCATAAAAAGTGACATTTTCTGTTGACATAACTTTTTAAAGTGATATAATAAAAGTAAGTTAAGAGAACAAAGCGATCAGAAAAGGAGATAATAAGATGAAAAAATTAAGAAAAGAAATTGAAAAGTTAGTTGAAAATGAGGACTTCGTTTCTTATGAAGAGTTCATTTTCGAACTGAAAGAAGAAAAAGAAGAAGTTAAAAAATATCTCGACTGGAGAGTAAGCGGTTGGAAGATGAACACCGAAACACTTCCAGACGGATATGTAGAAGCTTGTAAAAAGATTTTAGGAGGGATTGAAAATGAATAAAGTAATCGCAAGACACAAATTTTGGTTACATCAAACAGAATGTAATATTTCCACAGCTTATGTGGAAGTATTACACGAATACCAAACCGTTGTAATGTATATGGATGATTTTGAAGAAATTGATTCTTATACAACCTGCAGCAAGCAAGAAGCCTTAAAGCTCCATGAATCACTTGTTGAACAGTGGAAAGATAGACTTAATAAAAATCGTCTTGTCAAGGCTGATCGTGACAGTCTTGTAATACCTGCATAACATACACCACCCACCCCGGAGGTTACGAGGGTAGAAAGTTGGGAAATATGACTAAGAACGCAGAAAAGAACGCAAGAGCTATGCTAAGTAGATTATCAACCGAGCAACTTATAAAGGAATTTGACATGACTGAATATATACCAATTAGTCTTGAATTGTCAATGGTTCGTGGTTGGATTATGGATGAACTAGAAAAGAGAAATCCAGAAGCTTTTGATAAGTGGTTGGATTTAGACTATCCAGATAATGAATCATTAAAAAAATTGTATTTGAACGCATAGAATAAGCCGTAGGAATTAACCTACGGCTCTTTTTTATATCACGTCAAAAGGCACTGACAGACGTTCTAAGACATTTATATAACTTAATGTGTGGTCTTTATCCTTGCACTGGATATAAGGGATATATGAGCCGTTCACGTACTCAAATAAAGCTATCCATGTATCTTTCATGGTAACAAGTACCCAGTCTATACCGTTGCAGCTCTTGTTTTCTCTCTGCCCTGTTCCGTGTTCGTCTATCCACTTTTGGAACTGATCACGATTCATGTCCCTGCTCTTCGCTGATGCTTTCCAGATTTTCTTTTAACATCTGTATGCACTTATTGAATGTCATACGTGCCACTTACATTTATCCTTATTTTTAAGTAGTTCGCAATCACGTGTTAGCCTGTTAACTTGTTCGCATCTCTCTGTATACATCTTATGCAGTTCTTTTATTTCTTGTGGCATTAACCCTATTTTTTTATACTCTAAAAGCTCTTTCAATGCCGTCACTGTGATTCTGTCCCACTCTTTTTCTCCAATAGCTTTACGATATAGTAGTGCTTTTTTGACATCATAGATATCTAATTGTGCTTCTTTTTCTTGATAATTCATCACATTTGCTCCTTTCCATATAGTTTGTCGTATTTCTCTTTAATATTATCATATTCAGTCGCCATAAGGTCAATTTTTTCGTGTCTTTTTTTCATCTCCTTAATTTCATCGGGTGTCAACCCTGTTTCTTTGTACTCAAGAAGTTCTTTCAATGCCGTTACTGTCACTTTGTCCAATGGAGTTTCTGCAAAGGCTTCATGGGAATGCAGTGCGTTTTTGATAATGTTAATATCTAAGTTTACTCCTGTTGGTTGATAATATTCAGCACCTCTTTTTAAGATGTCATACATAGAAACTTCTAACGCTATTGCAAGCTTTTCTATTGTTTGTAATTTTGGGGCGGTTTTATTATTTTCAAATTGATTTATTGCAGATTGTGAAATTCCTAATTTATTACCTAGTTCTTTCTGTGTCATTCCTTTTAATTTCCTTATTTCTCGGATATTTTCGCCTATATCAATCATTTTCTTCCCCTCCTATTCCTGTTTAAAGCATTTCTTTTTATCTTCTTTTCCTTGTCCTCTGACCAGTAATAAGGATTCTTTTTCTTGATAACGTTCTTTTCTTTCTCATTTCTGGCTTTTAACTCTTTATAACCGTCACATTTTGTGTGACAATCCCAACTTCTACCAGTTGCTTCTGTGCATCCCATACAAACACATTTCATAACATCACACTCCTTTTATATGCTTATTGAGTGGAAACGCATTAAAACTCGTTAAAAACGCATTGATAACGCATTAAAACTTGATCTCTATTCCTGTTTCGTTCTTAATCATGGATTGCAGGTCATGTACACTGACAAGACCTTTTTCGTAACATTCCTTTAGTTCGTTCATTTTATCAATCCATTTCCCAAGTCTGGCACCGCCAAATCCAAATTGGTCGTGTAGTGCCATCGTGCCCAATAAAAGAAATGCTGTGTAACTGCTATGTATTAGTTTATCTGCATCCCTGCGATTCTTAACCCTGCGTTGTTGTGCAGGTGCTTGTCTGTTATTAAAGTATTTACTGTTCATGATAACGTTCCTCTTTCATTCTTAGATAACCTGTTGCCTTAGGATGTTTCGGTGCTTTATCTAAAATTTCTTTGATAATGTCCTCTATTTCTTTTTTAGATTCAATCTTATTAATATCTTCTGGTTGTTCCCAAACTCTTACGGTATTTGCAAGTGCTAAAGATTGGCTGTCATTTTCCTTTATTTCTTTTTTGTTATTCATTTATAGCACTCCTTTATAACTTGATAACTCTTTGTCCTCTGTCATATTGACTAAGTATCTTATCTAATGCATCTTCTGCTTCTTTATATGTTCTGAATGATTGTATTGTGTAAATATATCCATTCATTAACTCACATTCTACATTTCTTTTGTTTGCCCGAATTTCAAGAACATTATCAAGATTTATAATTTCTCTATCTTTTGTCATTATTAACACTTAAGTCCTCACTTTCTCCCCAGTCTAACCGATTCCCACACTCGCAAACTTCTGTCCATTCCTTTATGTAGTTACCGCACTTAGGGCATCTATATAACACCACATCCTGCTTTTTTAAGTTCTTATGTCGTTCTCTTATCGGCAGGCTGTTAAATACAGCACCGATGTGTTCATAATCTTCTAACGTCATTGTAATCGTATCTCTTGCTTTAGCGGACTGGCATAAACCGCTACCAACCAGTCCTAAGAAAACACCTATGATAACAAGTAAGATTTTTAGTATCATTCTTCCATCTCCACTTCTTTATAGATATTCACTACGGTATCACTGACAACATTATCTTTTGTTAATTCAACCTTATATCCTTTATCTGTAATGCTTTTCACAAACTCTTTAAGTGGTAACACATCTTTCATTGTATCTGGATAATATATTTTTGTTGCTTTTTTTAAAACTTTTACCTGCTCCATTTTCTTTCCCACCAATTCACCATAAAATACATTTTGCGACTCTTTATCTGTATTTTTTTCATCAATTCTGCTTACATAATCTTTCAGTTTTTCGTCAACTATTTCAGAAAAACCATGTCTTTTTCACAGTCATCACGAAATTCACATGAATCACAGATATTTCCGTTGCAGTAATCTTCTAACACATCTATCATCTGTTCTCTTGTCATTTTTCATCATCTCCAATCTTTCTATAAGCTTCCTCTACTTCTTCGCTCGTAGCTGTTCCATAACTAATTTTTCTCGTTATGCACGGTACTTGCCCTTTAAAAATGCAAATAGGGCACACTCTTTTACGGCAATAATTTTCTAATTCTTTTTCCTGCATTTCTCTTTTTAGTTTGTTTGTATTTAAATTTAATCTCATTGTTGCAATAATGCTCCCAGATTTTGTATCAGTCACACTCATCATTGCTTCTTCGCAAGATTGATAAGAAACTTTCGTATCCAATGCTCCAACATCTAGTTCATTTGCCGTAATCATCTTTTCTATGCTTTCTAAAAAGTCGTGTGCTACCTGCTGTGCTATTGTCATAGTCGTTCTCCTTTACCTTTTTCAATCTCCCATTTTCCATAGTAACCCTTTGTCATTTCCTTTAGCTGTGTCAGTACCATAATAAAATTGTCAAGTTCACAAGTATCAGTAAAGTTTATTCTCACTTCACTGCCTGTTTCTTCTTCCATGGTAACTGGTCCACCAACAGTTCTCCTAAAATTTAATGTTACGTGCAAACTATTGTGTTTTTCTGTTCTCATGCTTGTTCTGATACAGTCCACATTTTTATCAGCTCGATTTGAATATATTTTCATTCTCCCACCTCTAAATCTTTCGCAAGCTTGAATCCTGTTCTACCAACATTTCTAAGATTCTCTTTAATCAGTGCCTTTTTCGGTGTCCTGTTTCTGTCGTACCAGTTCCAGTCGTTGTCCTCTCTTGCTTCTCTCTTTGCTTCATAACTTTTTTCATACCGGTATTCTTCTTTTGCCATCTCTAGGCAAGCGATCATGTAATCTATTTGTTTTATAACGTCCATGTCAACCTTCTTTCGCTCTCAACATACAAAACAACAGTTCTACTATGCTTTTTCTTCTTAACCCTGTTCTGCAATTAGCAATTGTCTTTAAATACCATTTATTAACATCACTGTCTACTGTTATTTCTCCATCATAAAATCCATCTTTTGCACCTCTGACAGCTACCATTATTCCAAAGTTTGTAGATGAATCTGGATAATGCTCTTGTATGTATTTCTTTAACTTCCCAGACCTAATATCTGTCAATAACTCTTTGCCGCACTCTAACGTTGTAACAATATAGTTTTTCTCTCCTAAAAAATTAAGTCCGTTTCCGCTGTAAACATCTTCTTTACAACTCTTAATTTCATAACAAACGAAAATGCCTTTTTCTAAAACTGATACACTACACTGTCCATCTGGTACAAATTGCATAAAGTCAACTCTTTTTGCTTTACCTGTACCATAATCTACAGTGACTTCTCGTGCATAGTGCTTTCCGATTCCTGTTAACTTCTCTTTACAAAGAAGCTTGCTTAAGAAATCTGTTGTTGTTTTTCTTGAAATCATATTCTTTCTCCTTTACAAATATCTAAACCGTCTAATGTAATTGACATACAAAGTGAATATTTCATTCTATAAATCACATAAAACTTAAAACAATCTGTTAATACCTCAATGTGGCAAATTATAATGTCTGATTCTTCGCACTGATGAATAAGTGCAAGTTCAAGTTTGATGCGTTTTTCTAGTTCTTCGTCTGGCATAATAAACTCCTTTATTTAGCCCTGTTAGTCATTCCACATATTTAATAAGCCGTCAATGTCTCTTCCTAATTCGCAATAATCATCTTCGATTTTGCTTCTTAAAATTTCATATAAAGCATTTATGCTTGTCAAACACAACATATTTTCTTGATATATTACATAATTTGGTGTTATTCCATCATCTTTGTATAAACATTCAAATGCGATAACGTATATTTTATCTATGTCATTTACATCTATTGATTCCTCACTTTCTCCATATACTTTTTTATAAATTCTTTTGTAAAATCTTACTAGGATTCCTGCCGCTTCTTCATCGTTTATGCAATTATCACTGATTCTTTCTGGATTGCTCATAATTGTATAAATAGCTGCCTTTTTGCATGCGTCCTTGAATTGCGTCTTTGTAATCACGTTCCCACTCCTTTACTTCATCATGCTTCTGTACGGTTCAAAGAAATCTTCTTTTCTTAACTCCATTTCACATTTAAGACAAATGAATTTGCTTTGTATTTTCATATCTGAATTTATTTGTATATACTCTCTTCCAACATCTTCATTGAATAACAGCTTATTACAATATTTACATCTTGCTACTGGCATTATTCTCTCCTTTCAACCGGCACGATCTTTCCTTTTTCATACCTACAATATCTACCGTCTTTGCTAATGTATGGAGACATAAATCCTGTACTTGTTCTGCCTGCTCCATCTTCAAAATACCAATAAACAATCCTTGTTGAGTTGTCATAAGATAAGATGTTGTTAATATTAATTAACGCTGCACTCTGCTGTGTATCACTTTCATCCTTATATGTATTACTTTCTTTCTCCTCGCAGCCTGCCAACATGCAACTCATTATTGCTATCGAAAACACAATAAATAATATTTTTTTCATAAACTTTACCCCACATCCTTGATATTAAGTTCTGCCGTTGCCGGTATAAATCTCATATATCCTGCATCTCTTATAATCTCATTTTCTGTTAAATCCACGATTTGTTTCTTTTCTTTTTCTGATTTAACTACAAGATAATAATGTTCATCTCTCGCACCCATACACACCTCTCCAATTTTGAAGTGACTTAATGTGTATGTTTTAATACTTGGTGTTTTTGCATTAATTTTCATCTTCTACCTCCAAAATAAAGCCACCATTTGATCACGTTATAATCAATTTCATCTTCTTCTAGTTTTGTAATTTTACGATTATTTTTCTCGTATGTTTCTACCTGCTTCTTAACTAACTCGTTACTTCTAAGTTCTGGATAAGTAGCAATTAAGGTCATTCCATCTCCTGCCTTAAATTCTTTGTATGTATCCTTCTCATGGTCCATATAATTTTTAACGACTGTATCTATTTTTCTTTCTAGCTGTTGATTTTGAGTTTTATATACCTCTATTTTTTTATCAACTCCTTGATATTCAAACACTCCAAATATTGCAATAATATATATAAATGCCAATGCTGCTGTCGCAACCAATCCACCAGTTACTAATTTATCTATTGCATCATTTATATCTGGCACTGTATTAGATAATTTAACTGCCATTCCATACCAAATTGCTGTAACCGCTATAATTATTACCAATAGCATTATTCTTCTCCCACACTTTCTACCCCAAAGATGTATTTAAGGATTCTTTCTTTTCCTACTGCTTCGATTGCATCAAATACAAGTTGTTTTGATGTGAATACCACCGCTCCCTGTGGTCTACGATCAGCCAACACATAATAATCAAATTCTTCATTGTATTCATCATACAAAATGAAATAACAAGCTTCGAGTGTTGGGTCATTATGCTCCTTTGCATACCGTTCAAGTTCAACTTCTACTTTTCTTTTTTCTACATCAAATAACGCTTTCTCTCTTATCAAAAAGACTTTTCCAAGTTCCCATCTTTTGTTATCTACAACTGTATCTTGCCACGTATCACATTCAACCCATCCATGACTATTGGCAAAAAAAATACTCTTGCCCATACTCTGGTTTCTTTACCTTTGCATCCTGTTTCTTGTCTGGTTCCATCTTCCTAACGAGTCTGTAAAACTCTTTTTCTTCTGCTTCTGTTAGATTTTTAATTCCCATTTTCTCCACTTCCTTTTCCTGTACTTCTAATCAATATCTGCGATACTCTCTACAAAACAGTTGTAGTAGATGTATCTCTTGCCCTTATAGTCAAACTTGATGAATCCATCACTATCTTGAATGTCAATCTTCCCCTTGTAGCTTGCAATCTTCTGTCCGTCTGCTGTATATACTACAATTGTCCTTTCTAATCCGTTGTTCATGTCAGATTTAAGGTCTACCCATCCACGGCTAAAGGATGCACAGCCTGTCATTCCTGTCAAAACCAATGTGCTTAATGTGATCGCTAATAATTTCTTTTTCATAGTTAGTTCTCCTTATTTTTTAAATAATCTTCTATGGCTCTTTCTAAATAGCCATTGCTGATAAGCCAATTGTCAATGTATACTGTTTTATTTTGCTTGCTATACACTAATAAAATTTTCACTCTAACGTCTTTTAATGTTATCTTCAATATAAGTGCATCTGTATTATTACTTGATTCTTCAACAGCTATAACTGTTTCTTGTGTAAGTTGATTTAGCTGACTTGTAATACGCTGTAAACACGTTTCTTTGCAAATTACTTTGTTCCATGTTGGTTTCAAACATCTAATAGTTGTCTGCATATCATTTCTTTCATCAGTGCTTGTCAAAATAAAACAATCATCTAATTCTTTTATTTCTTCTCCGCTTATAATTGCTTTCGTTTCTATATTATAAATTTGCATTTTAACTCCTTTACTGTCCATTCTCTCCCCTGCCGTTAATAGCAGGGGAAATCATGACTTATACAACAAATAATTAAAGAGTTTTGTTGCTTATGCGTTGCGAGGATTCTTATTTAATTGTCGTGTGGTATATAAAAATCCTGCTGTGCAACAAGCCTTTTCTGGCTTGAGTCTCTGCCTAATAAAAAATGAAAAATCTGAAAATACAAAAAACATTATTTACAGTTACTTAGGCAGAGAATCAAACCAGAAAAGTTTTATTTAGTTTTTATTTCCAATACCCCGAATGTGATGTTACGTGAACAAATCTTCGTTCATGTTGCTTCTTTTTGAATCGGCTTTGTCGAATCTCTTCTTTGACTTCTTCCACCAATTCATCTTCCCAGAATCTAACAAGATAACCAGGTACTCCATAAATTGCTCCACATTCCTGTACATGTAGCTTTTTAACTACTTTTTCTTTGACCACTTGTTTTCGGAACTCTTTTGTGTACTCTCTTCGCTTTGCTTCAATACCATATTTTTTCCACTTGAATATGCTCGATGGGTCTACTCCGTATTTTTTAGCAATAGAAGTAACCTCTTTCGTTTCTTCTACCTCTTTAAGAATTTTTCTCTTAAGAGCTTTGCTTATTTTTTTATACCCCATATCACACCTCTTGCATCGTTAATTGTGTATTGATTTCTTTTTGTGAAAGAAATTTGTTGATAAAGTACTGTTGTCCTTTTCCTGTTACTTTTGTTGTCTTTCTAATTTTCACTGTTCCGTCTGGATTTGTGATAGCTCTTTCTTCAATTTCAAAAAGTCCCATTTCCATACTTCTTTGCGTTGGCATATTCCAACTTTGCCCTTTACGTGAGATCAAATATCCTTGATCCCTAAATTTTTGGAATAGTCTGTTTTGTCCAATGTCAATTCCCTTTTGCTTAAGAATTTTCGAAAAGTCCCCAACCAAAATTGAATCTTTACTTGCTGTTACAGCATCAGCAAAAATTTCTTTCGGTTTCATCCTTTCATTATCTTTAATTAAGATTGCGTTATTGGATTTTAATTTATCAATTGTCTTGTCTGCCATCTTTAGTGCTCTTGCAAATACCTGTTCTGGTGTATTCCATGCTTTCTCAAGATCGAGAAAATACTGTCGAATCTGTTTTCCCTTTTCAGTTCTGGACATTAAACAAATATGTTTTGCCATATCT